TTCACTCGTCTTCCTCAACGTGAAGAACTTCCTATCGAAGTTAACGAAACACTTATCGTCGAATTGTACTCCAAATAATACATACAGTTCTACGAATGAACAAAGCACAGTACTTATGCGTATAGGTACTGTGCTTTTTCTTTTAAAATCATCTAAAATTTGTGTGCGTTGCTCAACCGTTGCACAACCTTAATTAAATGATGATGGTATTTTATTTACTTCTTTTATGTACTGCTCAATCGTTTTATGAGTATATACGTCAGCAGTAATATCTTTACTTTGCGTGTGGCCAACGATAGCCTTTAGGACGTAACGATCCATTCCATAATTACTAGCCAAGGTTACAAAAGTATGTCTAGTATCATGTGGTAAGTGGTCAGATATACCGACCTCTTTACAAAATCGTTTTATTGGCTTTCCTAGGTACTTTGACGTGTACCCTTGAGGGATAAGTGTATCAGATTTAGAAACGCTCGCTTTGGCGTAAATTTCGCGATAAAAAGGCATAACGCAGTCGGCAATAGGTATTAATCTATCCTTGCCGGCTTTTGTTTTTACTCCACCGATGATGTAGCGTTCCTCCAGGTGCACGTTTTCAAGCTTAATGGATAGCAGCTCTATCGGTCGCATACCGGAGTAGATATACATTAATAGGAGCTTGGCTATATCCATGTGAGCATGTTCCCATATGGTTTGAATTTCAGCCTCTGTAAATGGCTTATGGATGTCTGACTTCTCGGCCGGTTTTAATTCAAGGAGTGCTGCATAGTTCTTAACGATGATATCGTTCTTAATAGCTGACTCAAAAGCACCATTCAAACCTTTTAATATGATAGCTATAGATGAACGACTTAAATGGCTATTTTCATCAATTATAGCCTGTAGGTGCACGAGTTTAATTTCTTGTATAGGTTTATTCCAAATCGAGGTTAACTTCGCTTGTGCAGTCGAATATCCGCCTTTTTTGACGTCTATTCCTTTTCGTTCTTTGTCAGCTATCATCCAACGCCAGCATTCACTAAATAATACCTTCTTCGTTTCAAATTTCTCTGGGTAGATACCATACTCTGATAAGGCATCCCATGCTTCTTTTGATTTAGCATAATAGCCAATCGTCTTACGTTTACACTTGCCGGTCTCATCGTAGCCAATCGTTACGACTGCACGGTAAGGCTTGCGTAAGGGTTTATGTTTCATTTTGTAAACGGATCCAGAACCGTTTGCTCTTTTCATAGCCATAAATATATACCTCCTTGGTATAGTGATTAGCCTTAGAGGTATGCTATAATAATTGTGGAGTAAAAATAGAGTACCTCTAAGGTATGAAATTTTTAATAGCCCTCACTGCGGTGAGGGCTTATTTTTTCTTGTTAATTATGCTTATATACTAATTCATTTTCTTTATTGATGATATCCGCAATCTTTTCTGTAGTAATAGGGATTTCAATTTTATCACCATTGCCGTTGATAAACTTAATTGTATATGGTGCGTTAAGCACTACATTTTTAGGGAAAGCGTAATACACGACCGCATAGCTGTGTGGCATCGCGTCATAAATAACAGAGTTCATCTGTTCAGGCATAATGTACTTGCCGTCTTTCTCAATAAGTAATCGTTGCGATGGCACTTGTTGAGCTACAGTACCGGCTATTGGATTCTTAAGGTGCATTGCGTAAGTGGCAATATATACATAGTCATTGCTATTTACTACTGCACTCTTAAATGTTTCTCCAGGAAAGATTAGACGCTCGTCTTTAGAGTAAGCAATGTACTTTGCGATTGTGCCAGGCGTAACTAATACGGCCGCACCGCCTGCGCCGCTCCGGAGTTCAACACCATAATTGACAGGATTTTCTAATTTCCGATCAGACTTATAAGATTGGCCAGCACTCCATATTTTGTTGTATGTATCCGAAGTTACATCAATAAACTGCGCTGCAAAGGAAGTACTTACAGATAGGCTGAGTAAAGCCATTAAAGGCAACAATTTACGTAATTTCATTTTTATATCTCCCTTAGTTATCAATGAAATGGTGATAAAATTCTATGTGTTCTAATTCTTCCTCGTTTAAAGATGACCTCCGTACCATCTCCTCAACTAAATTAACATGATGCTCTAAATAAAAATCATCATTCACAATATGAATTAATTCATGTTTAATTTCCTCCCTCATGCGATCGTGAGGGAGGTTTTTATTTATATAGATATTATGGGTATCCATATCTTCACATTCCTCTGACACGGCCCCCGCATGTGGTAAGTCGCAATAAATCAAATTTACAACCAATATAACACTCTCCCTTGTGTATTATTTGTTTTTTAATTTTAAAAACTCAATATATTCAACAGCTTTTTCTAGATCCTCCTTACTTATATCTTTAGCGGCAGAGAAGAGCATACGAGCCCCTGGACGTGTGCGTAGGTATTCAGCAAAGTCTGCGGTATCAGGATTTGTGTAATACCCATCTTTATTTTGTTCTCCGATTTCGGCTAAATCGTCTGCAGTAATATTCAACCCTTTACATATTTTTATTACTTTATCTATAGATGCTCCTCCTACATTTTTAAGGATTGAATACAAAGTCGTATAAGGCATGTCGATTTTCTTAGCAAAATCTTTTAAGGTCCCTGAGTCCTCTATTATTAATTGTTTTAAATATTCTTCTCTTGTCATAATATGTACTCCTATTTATAACTATATCTATTATAGCGTAGATAATACGATATATCAATATATAAATACGAAATAAGATATTTAAATCAAAATTAAACGTATTTAAACGACATTTTATTAGACAAATTCGAAATAACGAATTACAATGTGTACATAAGGTGATACGAAATAACGAATTACCAATACGAAATATTCTAAAGGAGGTGTGAGGATGTACCCGAATCTTAACGCGGAAATGGCTCGACGAGGGTGGAACAAAAAGGTTCTATCTGAAAAGCTAGACGCAAGATACGCAACCATTGTCGATAAATTAAATGGCAAGTATCCACTTACATTAGATGAATGTAAAGCAATCAAAGATAAACTAGATACGAAGTTATCTATCGATGAGCTTTTTTTTACAAAGTAAATTCGAAATATCGTATTAAGAAAGGCAGACAGATGAAACAGAAAGAATTTGCAATAAGAATGTTCGGCGATGCAATCTCCGAGCGAATGAAAGAACTGGAAATGACAAAAACGGATTTGGCCCGTGCTGCTGAAATCTCACTACCGACTTTGCAACGTGCACTAGAAGGTAGATCAGTCCGGATGGATACTGTGGTAGCAATTTGTTACGCACTCGAAGTTAACGACGATAGAGATTTCTGGGAGACGGATTATTATAAGCCGGCGCTTGACCGCATATAGGTGAACAGATGCAAAAAGATTACTTACAAGTGGTTGCCCGTTTATGTTTATTGTTAATCACAATCGGGCTGATAATAGGTGTTTGTTTATTTCTCATTATGGTAACGGTAATCGCCGCTACAGTGTGGTAAAGGAGTACTTACTATGATCACAAAAACAATTGCTGTGAGCCAAATGGCCACAGTCCTCGGGTGGACATTAACTGCAGTCCGGGAATGCATTGCCCGAGACAAGTTCAAGTTCGCTCAATGCTGGAAGACCGAAGGAAAAAAGGGAAGAACCTTTTCTATAGATAAGGACGGATTTAGACACTACTTATCTAATACACTCGGATGGACGGACAGCAAAATCGATAAAGAGTTCAAGGAGGCACACATCGTATGAGTAAAGTCGTGATTTACGCAGTCAGAGTTATAGCAGCATTACTAGTTGTTGGTACTGTAGGTTCTATTGAAATAGACCGCATTGATATGTGGACTGGGTTCTGCCAAGCAATGCTAGGCATTACGCTTTGGGTACTCACTGGATACTGGATTGAGGGACAATATGGCAAAAGATAAATTCTGCAAAGTATGCAATAAGAAAATCAAAAACCCATATACGAATTGGTCTTACTTAACCGGTGAGCCACGTATCTTATGTGATAACTGTAAGGAAATACATCCAATCGTTAATCGATTCCGGATGCAGGCCAAATTAACTCTTAAGCACGGATAAGGAGGTGATTAAATTGCGAGACTGTACAACGTGCCCGGATAAAGATTACTGCATTCCTGATGAATGCGAACAGTTAGGCACAAAAAAAATGCCCCAACGCACGGCAATGCGTAAAGGGCACATAGAAAAATATCCATTTAAAGTATATCACATCGTTAAGCCGAAAGGAAACAGAACAATGATCGAGTTAAAAATCACAGTAGATAAAGCAGTTGAATTAGAACAAGAAGTGAAAGACCTATACCAATCTATCGTAGGTGCACCTGTTAAAGAAGTTGAAAACTGGACAACTAATGACGTTAAGCCGGCTAAGAAGGAAGCTCCTAAGAAAGCTGAACCAGTTAAAGAAGAAGTAGAAGCACCTGCTCTTAAGGAAGAAGAACCAGCACCTACAGTGAAATATGAGCGAGTAGAAGCAGTAGAACAACCAAAACAAGCAGTACCGAGCCTTGAAGCAACTCGTGAAGCAGTGAAAGACGTAATGGCGAAGGCCACTGATAAAACGAAAGCTAAAGGCGAATTCAAAGCCTTCTTAGATAGCATCGGCGCTGAAAAGGTAACATCTGCTACCGATGAACAACGTATTCAAATTATGGAGTGGGTGAATAGCCGTGGCTAAGAAACATGCTTTACTTGGTGCTTCAAGTAGTGCCAGGTGGCTAGTATGCACACCCTCTGCAAGATTAGAGGCGATGTTCCCTGATGAACAATCACCATATGCTGCGGAAGGTACTGTAGCGCATGACCTGGCGGAAGCAATTCTCCGGCATAAGCTGGAGGGTAAAAAAGCCCCTAAGCTAGACGACTACTCCGCTGAAATGATAGAAGCGGTTAATCGATATGTCGACATTTGCGAAGAGAAGGTAAACGAAGCTCGTGCTCGTTCCTCTGATGCGGAAGCCATGATTGAAGCAAGGCTCGACTTCTCTAGATGGGTACCTGAAGGCTTCGGTACTGGCGATATGGTAATCGTAGCCGACGGCATCCTGGAAGTAATTGACCTGAAATATGGCAAGGGCGTTCCTGTCAGTGCCGTTGAAAACACACAAATGCGACTCTACGCATTAGGTGCGTACGATGTAAACGAGTACTTATATGACATTAAAACAGTTCGTATGACAATCGTTCAGCCAAGACTAGATAGTGTGTCTACCGATGAAATGTCACTTGAAGAATTGCTCGACTGGGGCGAAGATATCAAACCTATCGCGCAACGTGCCTGGGAAGGTGAGGGCGAATGTACGCCTTGCGATTACTGTAACTTCTGTAAAGCACGGCACACCTGCCGCGCATTAGCAGATACTTGCCTTGCTACATTCTATAAGAATGGTGGTAAGCTCAATCAATTACTCACTGACCGTGAAGTATCTGACATCCTGGGGATGAAAGATTTAATCACAAAGTGGATTAAAGGTGTTTACGACTTTGCATATGAGAAAGCCTTATCGGGTGAAAAGCAATGGCCTGGGTATAAATTAGTGGAAGGTACATCAAGACGTACAATTACGGATCCAGACGCTGCTGCTAAAACATTACTCGACAATGGCTACAAGGAAGAAGACATATTCAAGCCTCGAGAACTAGAAGGTATCACTAATCTGCAAAAGGTTCTTGGTAAGAAAGGCGTTGCCGAATACTTAGAAGCGTATATCGACAAGCCTGAAGGCAAGCCTACACTTGTACCGGAAAGCGATAAACGCCCGGCAATTAATACCGTAGAATCTATGGCTAATGAATTTACAGACGAGGTGTAACATGCGCGTCGTGACTGTAAAAGCAATTGCCAAAGAGCTTCATGAACGAGGGCACTACCTCGATGAGCTCTACCAAATTACTATTGCATATGCTACTAGCTTGCACACTCGCTACTGCGCAGTTGACGCAAGGTGCGATGCAATAGAACTTCGATATCAAACAGAAGAAGAGTTGGGCCCCTATGAGTACCCCTGGTTAGAAGATGATGAGTGGAATCGGCTTGATGATGAACGTTCTGATATCGAAGATGAATTAGAAGAATTATTTAATACAGTAATAGGGTTCGAACATGACTGTAACCCATTTAAGAAATAAGGAGACCGTAACAATGGCTAAATTAACAACTGGTATCGTAAGACTTTCCTATGCAAACATCGCTCAACCTCGTAAAAACGACGACGGCAAAGCAAAATATAGCTCCCAAATCATTATCGACAAAACAGATAAGAAAACAATCAAAGCATTTGAACGTGCGATTGAAGAACTTAAGGCTGATCCAAAAGCAGTAGCCAAGGTAGAAGGTAAAGCAGCATACCTTAAATTGAACTTACGTGATGGTGATACAGATGAAGCAGTAGCTGACCAACCTGAGACATACGCTGGTAAATTCTTCATCAATGCTAACAGCGATAAACAACCTATCGTATTCACTCGTGACAAAATCAAGATGGACCAATTCGACATCGAAGAAGAAATCTACTCTGGTGTATACGCGCAGGTAGCGCTTTCTGTGTTCGCTTACAACTTCAACGGTAAAAAAGGTGTAGGCTTTGGTTTAAATGGGGTTCGTAAAGTTAAAGATGGTGACCGCCTTGGTGGTGTTCATGTATCTGCTAGTGACTTTGGTGATGATGATTTAGGCGACCTAGACGATGACGATTTAATCTAAGGAGGCAATTATGGAGCTCAGTATTGATGTGGAAACGTATTCTGACTGCCCTATTAAGTATGGGGCCCAGCGATACGTTGATGATACAACATTTGAAATACTGCTCTTTGCCTACAGCTTCGATGACGAACCGGTCGAAGTAATTGATATGACAAAGGATCCACTACCCGAAAGGGTGGTGGACGCTTTGTATAACAAGGAAATTACAAAGACCGCATTCAACGCAGCATTTGAAATGTTGTGCCTAAAAAAGTACTTCCCTGATGCGGATTACACGAACTGGGAATGTACCTCTGTACTAGCGTTATACTGCAGTTTACCTGCAAGTCTCGACAATGTGTCAAAGGCTTTGAAATTAGGCGAAGCTAAAGACTCAAGAGGTAAACGCTTAATTCAGTTCTTCTCTGTGCCACGAAAACCAACTAAGACAAATCCTAAGACACGAAATATGCCAGAGGATGCGCCTGAGAAATGGGCGGAATACATTGAGTACAACCGCCAGGACGTGGTAGTAGAAAAGGCAATTCGTAAACGCTTACTTTCGCTGAAACCACCGGCTATCGAGCACGAGTACTGGTTACTCGACCAAGATATCAACTGGCGAGGCGTGAAAGTAGATATGGAACTCGTCGATGCAGCGCTTGCTTGTAACGACGAAATCGTGGAAGAGGCTACCGAGTCATCCAAGATATTAACCGGATTAGAGAATCCGAACAGTACGATGCAACTTAAAGAGTGGCTGACGGCAAGACTAGGATATGATCTAGAAACAATGAGAAAAGACGATGTATCAAATCTCTTGACGCAGGATATCCCCTCTGATGTTCGCAAGGTACTGCAAAATAGACAGGTACTCGGTAACTCCTCCATCAAAAAATACTTGGCCATGAAAAACGCTGTATGCTCAGATGGTCGCATCCACGGTATGCTTCAATTTTATGGGGCTATGCGTAGTGGACGATGGGCGGGACGTGTAGTGCAACTGCAGAACCTGCCACGTAACTATTTAGAAGACCTAGACACAGCTCGGGAAGTACTTAAAAGTAGAGACGTAGAAATGCTAGACCTACTATATGGAAATCCTGGTGATGTGATTAAGCAACTTATCCGTACTGCTCTTGTAGCAGAGGATGGGCACCGATTTATTGTAGCCGACTTTAGCGCTATTGAAGCCCGTGTTATCGCCTGGCTTGCTCACGAGCAGTGGCGTCAAGATGTATTCGCTCAAGGCGGAGACATCTATTGCGCTTCCGCATCTAGCATGTTCCACGTACCGGTCGAGAAGCATGGTGTCAATGGGCATCTTCGCCAAAAAGGGAAGGTAGCAGAATTAGCGCTCGGCTATGGTGGCGGTGTAGGAGCCATGAAAGCGATGGACTCAAAAGGTGAAATTCCTGAAAAGGAGTTACCTGGAATTATCGAAGCCTGGCGCCAAGCTAGTCCACGAATTACGAGATTTTGGAAAGATGCAGACAGCGCAGCAAAGCAAGTAGTGAAAACAGGAGAACCCGTACGAATTAGACAAGGCAATATTAAGTTCTTTAAATCGAAAGGCTTCCTGTTCATTGAATTACCGTCCGGACGTAGACTTGCCTATGCAAGACCTAGAATAGGGACTAACCGATTCGGCAGCGAATCGATTGAGTATGACGGAATGGATCAGGTTAAGAATACATGGGGCAGAGTTGAAACCTATGGCGGAAAGCTTGTCGAAAACATTGTACAGGCAGTAGCAAGAGATTGCTTAGCCGCATCAATGCTCAGACTGGCCAAAGCTGGTTACAAAATTGTAGCCCATATCCACGACGAAGTGGTTATCGAAGCGCCAATAGGCGAAGGCAATTTAGAAGAAGTTATAGATATTATGTGTGAACCTGAACCCTGGAATGAAGGGCTCATATTAAACGCAGCAGGGTTCGAGAACCCTTACTATATGAAGGATTAGGAGGACAATCCATATGAAACTCTCAAAACAACAAATTCAACAACAACGCGAAGCAATCGACGGCTTATATGAACTCGTAAAAGATGCACCAGCTAGCGAACGTAAAGATACAGCTATGGCGTACTGCGAAGGATGTATTGCTGCTTGCGACCTCGCGCTTAAGATATTAAATGGCAAGAAGGCAGACGCTCCTAAAGCTGAGGAACCTCCAAAGGTAGAAGAGACTGCTCCTGCGGTAGAAGAAAAGCCAAAACGTAAACGTAAAAAGAAAGAAGAACCAGTAGTCGAAGCTCCAGTAGTTGAGGAAACTCCTGAAGAAGATGACTTAGACGATTTGTTATAAGAAAGGATAGCGCCTTATGAAGGTCTTATTCAATCTACAAGTACAAAGGCTGTACGACCTGGTACGGCGCAATCAAGTATCACCTTTTAACCCTGCAAGTTATTACCATGTACCTTGCGAACACTCCTTCGCTAATCTTTGGCCAATGGAATCTAATGGGTTCGGGATAGTGCCTTGCCGGGAATCAGATGAGTTCTATTGTCCAAAATGCGGTGAGCGGATCAACGCTAAAGGATTTACTGCAGAAGTTGGGTATAGCGCCACAGTTCCTCTCTCCCTAGACCTATCCATTATAGATAGGTGCGATAAACTGGACGTGCAATTTGAGTACGACACAGTGTATGCCGACGGAGATTCAGGGATGATATACAAAGGGTATAAATCTCATGTCATCGATGTGGTGCGGTTTGACTTTAAACAAAGAAAAACCTTTACCATACTCAAGAAACGCTCACGCAGCGACGTCGTCGAAGAAGCGACGGTATCTCCGTCGGGCTTTAGCAATTCCCTTTCATCGTTAGTTTGGTTCGAAGCCACTCCTGACTGCAGACTATATAACTACAGGGATGAGTTAAAATGTTTCGCTAAGGTGTTAAAAGAAGTGTTCTTCGAGAAGCTTTCAAAGGCAGTAGGGTATAAAGTTAAATCTATTAGACAAGGCGTACAGGTATCTAACAAGTACGGAGCTCTAGATAACCTACTTCATAACTTAGTATGGAAATTACAAGCTCCGGATGCACCAGCTATCAATGATAGTCTTAAACGAGACTATGATGACTTCTATAATCGGAAATTCCCCAACGAGACACTTGGTATGGGCAATGTATTGGCGTTAACTACAAAAGGTGATTCCTTTGTAAAGGCCTTAATCAAGGCCCATAACTTACCTGATACCAGATGGGTTCGTCGGTTACTACACGATAGACCTTTCTTCTACACGAAGATCATCAAAGTTATGTCTACGTTATTTAAGAACAAGGACTATCAAAAGGCTATGGTCGATGTTATCAAAGATAACTCTGATAATACAAGTTATATTCAGTCTTGGCCTTTATGGCGTGATGACCGCGACTTATCTGCCATTCGTAAGTTTGTTAACATCCTTAGCCATCAATATGGCGAACGCCAAGCGTTCTTATTCATTAGAAATGCGGCGTCTTATCAAGATGTTCGAGATACGGCTAGCATGTATTTTGAGTTATCGAGGAGCCGTCGTAAAGAGGTATGGGATAGCCGCATCCAGGTGCGAAGCCTACATGACACCATCACGAGAATGCAAAAGTTTGACAAGGTAGAAGACGAAATCGTACAGCAGCGTAAAGCACATCATGTGCTAGCCGATATGGTTAATGGGTACCGCTTTATGGCGATAGGTTCTACTCACGGCATCATTGATATGGGTATTCAGCTTAATAATTGTGTTAGTTCCTATATCAAAAAAGTAAAAGCTGAAACATGTGCTATCGTAGGTGTCTATAAATGTAACGAGCCTGTAGCGTGTATCGAGGTTAACCCCGTTAATGATGCGGATGACTTCGTAGAGATACACCAGGCTAAACTTAAAAACAATCGTGGCGTATATGAAGACCACGATATTAACGGAGCCGTAACGCAGTGGGTAACTTCTCACGGCTTACGTGTTCCTAGGTATGTAGGGGACATCCACTTTGCGAAGGGAGGAGCGATGTAATATGGATACACAAATCATCATAGCTACGGGCAGAAGTCGCTCCGCCCGTTGCTGGAAGTCTCAGAAAATGACTTGGAGTGCTTTGGCCAATAAATTGGCTGAGCCTACTGTAACGAATGAAACGGCTGCTGAATACGCCAAGATGTCTAAAGCTGATAAAGGCCAAAAGAAAGACGTCGGTGGTTTTGTAGGTGGCTATATTCCTAAAAATGGTAGACGGGTTAGAGGCTCTGTTAAAGAGCGGTACTTGATTACTCTTGATGCGGATAACCCTAGTGAGGACTTTCTATTAGACCTCGACATGGAATTAGGCGGAATGGAGTACGTACTATACAGTACACACAGTCACACGGATGCTAATCCTCGTTATCGCGTAATTATCCCTGTGGATAGAGCGATGAAGCCAGATGAGTACCAGGCAGTCTCAAGACGAATTGCAGATAATATCGGTATTGAGTCTTTTGACCCGTCCACGCACCAGGCTGAACGGCTTATGTATTGGCCAAGCCATCCTAAGGATGTCGAGTATGTATATCAACGAGGCGAAGGCAACCTAGTATCTGTTGATCAATGTCTAAGCACATATCGTGACTGGCGTGATACGAGCCTTTGGCCAACATCTGATAAGGAATCACAAATTCGCCTTGATGCGGCTAAGAAGCAAGGCAACCCCTTAGAGAAAAAGGGTTTACTTGGTGCCTTTTGTAGGTGCTACAGTATCACGGAAGCTATTCAAAAGTTCCTTCCCGAGGTGTATGAGCCTACACAAGTTGAGGGCAGATACACATATACGGAAGGTAGTTCAGTAGGTGGTTTAGTTATTTACGATAACGACACCTTCGCTTACTCGAACCATGCGACTGACCCAATCAGCGGTAAACTTGTTAATGCATTCGACCTGGTCCGCATTCACCTATTCGGCACCAAAGATGAGGGCGAAGACCCTGCGACTGCAGTTACCAAGTTACCAAGTTACAAAGCCATGATAGACTTTGTCAACGAAGACGGCGCTGCACCAATCCTGCTCGATAAAGAACGCATGGCGGATATGGAGTTCGAGGATATCACAGAGGATGACGAAGACTTTTTATCTAAACTTAAACGTGATAACAAGGGTAATCCTGAATCTGATGTGTTCAACTGCTTAGTAGTACTTAAACATGACCCTGCATTAAAAGGTAAAATCCGTCTTGATGAATTCGCACATCGGTTAGTCGTGATTGACGATCTTCCGTGGCGAGGTAAGGATGAAACTCCGTACTGGACGGATACGGACGATGCGTGCCTGCGTAACTACTTCGCTACAAAATACCTTATCAAGGGTAAGGGCATTATCGATGATGCACTCCAGGAAGTAACGCAAGATAATAAATTCCATCCGGTACGCCAGTACTTAACTGGTTTAACTTGGGACGGTGAATGTAGAGTCGATACTCTATTTATCGATTACATCGGAGCGGAGGATACCGATTACATTAGGGCTGTTACACGTAAATGGATGTGCGGTGCCATCGCACGAGTAATGGAACCTGGCGTTAAGTTCGATACGGCAATAGTGTTATATGGTTCTCAAGGTCTTGGTAAATCCTTAATCTTAGAACGCTTAGGCCGTAAATGGTTTAACAACTCTCTCGTTGATATCAAAACCAAAGACGCCCTCGAACAAATACAAGGCTCATGGATCAACGAACTCGCTGAACTTGCACCAACGTATAAGAACGATAACGAAATTGTTAAAGCCTTCATCAGCCGTACCTCTGACCGGTTCCGTTCTCCGTATGGTAGACGCACCGAAGAGTATCCACGCCAGTGTGTCTTCGCCGGTTCTACTAATAATCTTATGTTCTTAAAGGACCGCACCGGTAACCGTCGATTCTGGCCAATCACTGGTGATAAGGACCGCAAGACTAAGAACGCCTGGGACTTGTCAAAAGATGAGATTGACCAATTATGGGCAGAAGCGTTTGTGTATTGGTCTGAAGGTGAGCCATTAGTACTCGAAGGAGCACTTGAAGAAGAAGCCCTTAGAATTCAATTATCCCATACAGAAGGTGGTGAACTCGTAGGTCTTATTGAAGAATACCTCGATATGCTACTTCCTGAAGATTGGGAAACAATGGATATCTACGATAGACGAGATTATGTCGCTAATTATGGCGATGACGATCATTGTGGTTCAGTGCAGCGGGAGCGAGTGTGTGCCCTTGAGATATGGTGTGAAGTGCTTGGCGGGGACAGGAAGAACCTGCAGAACGCAAAGGCTAGAGAGATTATCGACATCTTACAATCAACGCCAGGCTGGAACCCATACACAAAAGGTACAGGAAAAGCACGTTTTGGCAGGCTTTACGGCCCACAGAGAGCGTTTATAAAGGAAGGTACAGACCTCCTATCAATGTATAAACGAAATCATGGTAAGTAGGTGTGTCCAATTATTTGAGGTGTGTCCAATTATTTAATAGGCACGAATGTTCGTAAAAATAAATATTCAAGCCTATACATAGATGAATTTTGATATAGTGCAATAATTGGACACACTAAACACGCTTGGACACACTAATCGGACACGGCTAAAAAGCAGATAACTGCTAATATAAATAGTAAAGTGTATCTAGTGTGTCCAATTATTTATATAAAAATAAAAAAATAAATATATGAATAATTGGGTGTATATATATAAGCGTAAAAAACGCAAATACGCGTATATATATATGTTGGAAAAAAATTGGGCACTTCGGACACACCCCCCCCCATAAATCCAGTATTGGTGCGGGTTCATAGGCGTGTCCGAGGGTGTGTCCAATTATTAAATGAGAACGAGGTGAGAACGATAGAAAAAGATATCGAACGTTGGTTAGGAAATCAACTCAAAAAACTGGGGTGCATATATATGAAATTCGTATCACCTGGAAACGATGGTGTGCCTGATCGGATTGTAGTACTCCCTGGAGGAGCGGTTATCTTCGTTGAGTTAAAAGCTACAACAGGAAAGTTAATGGCTAATCAACGAGTACAGATTTCTAGGCTGCGTAAGCAAGGTGCCATAGTATTTGTCCTAACTGGTAAGCTAGACGCTAAGTTATTTTTAGACGATATAGAAAGGGTAATTCATGGACTTTCATCCACACGAGTACCAAGAGATTGCTATTCAGCGGATAATTGACCATTCGCACTACGGGCTCTTATTAGACATGGGTTTAGGGAAGACAATCTCTACGTTAATTGCGATAGAGAAGCTTATGTATGATAACTTCACTATAAAAAAAGTATTACTCATCGCACCTAAGAAGGTAGCAGAATCTACATGGGCCCAAGAATCGCAAAAATGGAGTGCTACACGACGTTTAACGGTGGCTAAGGTGTTAGGTTCCGAGAAGGAACGCATACACGCCTTAGAGAGTGATTCTGACATTTATGTGATAAATCGTGAAAACGTGCAATGGTTATATGAGTACTATCATAAGAAAAAATCGTTCCCCTTTGATATGTTAGTCATCGATGAGAGTTCTTCGTTTAAGAACCCACAGGCTAAACGGTTTAAGGCAATTCGTAAACTCCGTCCACTGTTTAAGCGTATCGTCATTTTAACAGGTACACCGGCACCGAATACCTTACTTGATATTTGGGCGCAGATGTACCTACTAGATGGCGGTGAACGATTAGGTAAGACGATTACCGAATATCGTACCCGGTATTTTACACCGGACAAAACCAACGGGCACGTCGTGTATAGCTACCGATTACTGCCCGGTGGTGACAAGGCGATATTCAGCAAGATGCAAGATATCTGTATGAGCTTAAAAGCGAAGGACTATCTTAAACTACCAGAGCGCATTGAAAACGTAATTACTGTAGAAATGAGTCCTAAAGAATGGGCGCTGTACAAAGAAATGGAACGTGAGCACGTGCTAAGTATCGTAGATGATGACGACATAAGCGCCTTAAATGCAGCATCCCTAGCCGGCAAGTTATTACAACTGGCCAATGGTTCTATCTATAATGACGAGGGAAACATCGTAGTTGTACACAACGAGAAAGTAGAGAGGTTAAAGGAATTAGTAGAAACAAATGAAGGGAAACCGATGTTAGTGTTCTACAACTTCAAACATGATCTTCAAGCGATTAAAGAAGCATTCCCGAAAGCCGTCGAGTTAAAGAACGATGATGATGTAGCTGAGTGGAACAAAGGCAAGATTCAAATGTTACTGGCCCATCCCGCATCAGCTGGCTACGGTTTAAACCTACAAGCCGGCGGCAATATCATCGTGTGGTATGGGCTAACGTGGAGCCTTGAACAGTATCAACAAGCGAACGCAAGATTACACAGGCAAGGACAAACACAACCCGTGATTATCCACCACCTAGTCACCAAAGGCACGATGGATGAGCAGGTTATGAAAGCGTTAGAACGTAAAGAAGCAGGGCAAGACGCCCTCTTAGAAGCTATTAAATATCGTAAGGAATTGTATAAGGAGTGAGATTATGCAAAAGAAATGCAGACGATGCGGAGATAAATTTACTGTGTCCACTCACGAGGACTACTGCCCTGAGTGCGAAAAAGTAATGACACCGCCTGAAGCCTGTGGAGAAACATTTATCCACAGAAAAGACAAGCCTACTGGTCGTTGGCCTAAATATTGTCCAGAGTGCCTTCCTAAATACTCTAAGGTGCCTAAGATGAAGGAAGAGGAAGACGACAAGAAGTCAAAACTAAAACAGACACTGCAAAAAGAACTCGACGCAGTACAGAAAGAAGACATGGTTAATCATCCGCCACATTACACACAAGGTAAGATTGAGGTTATCGACTTCATCGAAGACCAACAATTCCCGTACCACTTGGGTAATGTGATTAAGTACATCTCACGTGCAGGTCGTAAGGGCGATAAGCTGGAGGACCTAAAAAAAGCGCAATGGTACCTATCAAGATATATCGAACTGATTGGCAGTGACGATACTGCAGTATAGGTGAGCCTATGAGTAGATCATGTACTGGGAGTAAGCACCCTGGAGTTAGAAAGCTACAACGATTACTTAATAGCCGTAGGCGGATGAAAGATATCGAGGCGCACTTACAGCGACTAGAAGCCGAGGCGCAAGAGGAGCGGTCGAATACTCCAGAGCAGCAACTAAATCTAAAAACAGCGCAGAACGATTTGGCGGAAGAATTCCGCACCTTATCTAAGGAGCGATACGAACTATGGACACTGATATGTAAGATACCTAACGACGTCGAGCGTACGTTCTTAGAGAACAGATACTACTTCGGAATGAGCATGAAAGAAGTCATTGAAAGCATGCGCTACAGTGAAGCACGAATATATGCAATCCAAAGGAACGCTGTTAAAAGCTTTTGTCAAGTTTTTTCTAAAAATAAATAAAGACGATATGCAATTAGAGGTGGGTTCTATGATAATCTACAAGCGTGGTAAGGGGGATAACCAGGGAAAGTCCTCCGGAGCCATAAGCTGTAGGGTACGTTCATAGTGAATACCTTCCTCCACGGGCTATAAGCAGAAGGAATCATTAAGGACTACGACACAACCACGTAGTCCTTTTTGGTTACTTCATCAGATTTTATCGATATAGCAATAGATGAGAATGAATGATAAAAGGTACTCCCTAGCGATAAAACCAGCGGTGGTCGGCTCCGCGCGATATTTGTCTCTATGTAGGAGGTTTTTAACGGTTGAAAGTCTATTGTCAAAGGACAGAAAGGAGAAGTCATGGCGACGAGTGAAAAACCACGTGTGAAATTTAATAACGCAGGCGATTTGCTAGTATCTAGTGCGCAATTATGCGACCTTCTTCGAGTAACTCCTGAGATTATTTCTAGGCACCACAAATCGGGCATGCCTAAAGCTGCAACGGGTTGGTGGAACCTCCGTGAAGTTCTCGTATATCTTGGACAAGCCAAGGGGGATAAATCTAAAGACCAATCAGCGGCCACACGAAAGCTGATTGCGGAAGCTGACTATAAAGAGTCTCGAGCTGCTCGTGAGAAGAAATTACTCGACGTGTTAAACGGTGAGTACGTATCTCGTGCAGACGTAGCGAAAGAATGGTCTGCTCGTATCTTAGAATTAAAATCCTCTCTCATCAAACTCGGTAAACGAGTAGGGAGTGAGTTCACTGATCCAGAAGAACGAGCGACGGTGGAAAGGGTGGTGAGCGAAGTTGCCGAAGACTACCTCGAAAGTTACTCGCGCAAAGGCGAGTACACGCCGGAAGTCAAAACCGGTAAAAGCAGAGCCAAGAGTTAATTGGTTCCAGGAAGAGCTCGACGCGTTTAAACCACCGGAACGATACACTGTATCAGAATGGGCTGACAATTTCAGGGTATTAACAAATATATCCGCAGAGCCAGGTAGGTGGAGAACCAATCGAACGCCATATCTAAAAGAGCCTATGGACAAATTCACAGACCCTCTGATTGAACAGATTGTACTGTGCTTTGGAGCGCAAATTGGTAAGACTGAAGCAGAGCTCAACATGATAGGCTATGCGTTAGACCAAACACAATCACCAGTTATGATGGTGTACCCAACAGACACTATTGCTAAATTTGCTAGTGATAAGAGAGTGCAACCGATGCTTAAATCGGTTAAATCGATTAGTGATAATTTTGACGAGAATAGTAAACTGCTTGAATTGGATTTCAACAACGGCAATTATATGGTACTAGTTGGGGCGAACTCACCTAGTAGCTTATCAAGCCGGTCAATCAAGTATCTATTCTTTGATGAAATAGACAAATACCCCGCCTTTTCAGGTAAGGAAGCGGATCCAATAAAACTTGCGAAGGAACGTACTAAAACGTTCGTGGACAAGAAAATAGTAATGGTATCCACGCCTACTGTTGAGTCGGGTAATATTTGGCAGGCGCTCATGAATGCAAATGAGCGCAGGCAGTATTACGTGCCATGTCCACATTGCGGAGTGTCGCAAACCCTCAAGTTCAAGCAGATAAAATGGCCAGACGAACACAACGATAATGCGGACATGATACGTGATACAGCGTATTACGAATGTGAACATTGCGGCGGACACATCCACGATAAGCACAAAATGGAAATGTTAAGACATGGAACATGGGAAGCGGTCAATGCGTCGCAAAGCAAAGTCCGCTCAATTTCGTATCACTTATCGTCGATATATTCGCCGTGGGTCACGTTCGGAGACGTTGCGTACGAGTTTAAGACTTCCAAAGGTACACCTGCCTCGTTAATGAACTTCATTAATTCTTGGTTAGCGGAACCTTGGCGAAGTGCTAAAACTAAGAGTACACAGAATATGCAATTTACGGAATCTACGTATCCGTGCGGTATCGTTCCAGATAAAGCAGTATTACTTATTGCTTCCGTAGACGTACAGCTTGACCACTTCTGGTGGGAAGTAAGGGCCTATGCCCCAGGTGTTAAGTCTTATCTGATTGATTACGGGCAGGCAAGCACTTGGGACGATTTAGAGGAAATCATTATTCATCGAGAGTATCCATCGGAGTATGGCGAACCTCGTCAAATAATGAAAGCAGGCATTGACTCCGGCTTTAGAACAGATGAAGTATATCAGTTCTGTTCAAGATTCCCGGAAGTATGTATCCCTCTTAAAGGCTCGTCAAATCATACTACGATGACAGCACCATACACAATGACATCATTAGAGAAGGGTGTTGTAGGTGGATTAAAGCTATACGTATTGAATACAGATTATTGGAAAGACTTCATATTCGCGAGAATGGTAAGACCAATAAACGAAGATGGTACGATCCATTTATACAAAGATTGTCCGCAAGAGTACTCAGACCATCTAAGGTCAGAGGAAAAGCAGGAACATCGAAATGTAAAAACAGGGGCGGTAACAGTCCAGTGGAAACCACTCACGAGCCATCCTGTTAACCATTTACTTGATACATGTACTTACAACGCAGCAGTAGCAGATATTGCCGGCGTTAAATATTTAATGGAGCCAGAACCTTATGAGGAAACTGAAGAGGTCCAAACGTACGAGGACTACGGCGGAGGCATAGGGAACACTGGCCATTGGTTTAGATAGGAGGTGAACCATGAGCGATGTAAATGAACAACTTGAACGTGTGCGCCAAGTCATCGAGGATATCGAAACTAAAGGGTATTCCGAGTTACAGATTGGTGGTAAACGATTCAAGACGATTGACTTGCCTGTACTTTACGCACGCGAACAAACGCTAATGCAACGAGTACACGAAGAGTCCAACGGGTATCAAGCTGACGCATTCGTGACATGGGGTGGACGATGAACATTATTGATAAAGTAATCGGTTGGGTTAGTCCACAACGTGCGTACGAACGCCAAGCCTACCGCGATGCATTGCGTCAATATGATGCGGCATCTATGGATAGGCTAAACAGTGATTGGCAACCGGCGTATGGGACCGCGGAACAACTTGCAACAGGTTCACGTGATATCATACGTGGCCGGGCAAGAGCTGCCGAGATGAACAGTGATTTAGCAGAAGCCGCTGTAATTGCACTGTTACGAAATGTAATCGGCGCAGGTATTGTCCCACAAGCTAAAGTGCGAAACCGCAATGGTAAATTAAACAACGATCTTAATAAGAAAATTGAGAAAGCATGGGCTAAATGGGCGGAACCTGAAAATGCTGACATTAGGGGTATTTCTAATTTCTATGAATTACAAGAAATGGCACTAAGACGTATGGTGTATGACGGTGAAATTCTAGTCAATAAGACTTCACAAGGCACGTACTTACCATTATCCATTCAGTTAATAGAGGCTGAAAATATTGGCGCAGTAAGTATCACAAACGGCAAGAATAATATTATCAACGGTGTGGAAGTTACTGAACATGGTAGACCAGTAGCGTACCACATAAGCCAAACAGACCCAATGGGGTTACGTTCTTTTGATACAGTTCGGTTAACAACAGACCAAGCCTTTTTGTTATTCAAGCCTAAACGTCCATCTCAGATTAGGGGTATAAGCTTATTGGCGTTAGTATTGCGTAGGATTCACGATATCGACGAGTACATGGATGCTGATCTAATCGCCGCACGAGTTGCAGCGTGCTTCAGTGTTTTTGTAACCTCTCAAAACTCCGCAAGACAAACCTCTATGCTACCAAGAGATAGCAAAGGCAGACCTAATATCACAATGGCACCAGGTATGGTTAGACACCTAAGCCCTGGCGAGTCCATTGAGTTTGCAGACCCTAAGCGTAACGCCGGTACTGCAAGCGAATATTCAGCAACTCAGACTAGACGCGTAGCGTCCGGTCTTGGTATGAGCGCTGACATCGTAGCGC